CGAATAGGGCCAGTGACATCGCGCACCTTTTCTAAATGTTCAGCCGCTGTTTTCATGTTCGCCAATTGGCGATTGTCTGGCTGGTTATTGATGTGCATCCGTATAGCCGTCTCGCTATACGTGGCTTCTTCTAGCGTAAAGTTTTCTGAGAGGTTCATTTTGTTGGCGTCGATTGGTGGAGGAGTTCGTCTTTCTTTTGGCTGCCAGCGGATGAACCAAAGTAGAAAGCTATGATGCCAGTCCAGGCTGTTCCAAGACTTCCAAGCATTAACATAAGGGCTTCAGATGTGTGCAGACTGCCGACCATCAAACCGATGAGAATTCCAAAGAATCCGACTGTCACAATAACAGCCAGCGAACCAGGGATCCAACTTTGGGTCTTAGCCTGCAAGTCTCTTGCTGACTTACGGTCGTCCACGGCAATCTTTTCAAAATCCAAGCCTAACTCTTGCGCGCGGGCAGCCATGGCTATCTCAGCTTGCTTAACCGCGGCTATTTGATCGGCTGATAGTTTGCCCTCAGAGATGGTGTTCTGTACGTCCTTGGGGTCAACGCCGATCGCCTTAGACACAGCGTCAACAGCCAGTCCAGCTAAGGGGCCGCCCAAAGCCGTGGCTATGGTTGGGGCTATTTGTTTTAACCAATCGTTCACTTGTTTTCCCTCCAGCAAATCTCTGCCTGTTTTTTATAATAATCAGCCCGTTTGTCATGTTCTTTAACAAACCAGGCCGCGCCAACACTGATCACCACCGCAAAAAGTGTAATGACTATGACCAGTCCAACCTCATAAAATATTATCCCCATCGCCATTGTTCATCGTATTTTATTAATTCAACCAGTAACCATAAAACCACATATACATAAACGACTGCAATAAAACCCGCTATGTATATATGTATTTTTTGCTTTATCCTATTTATTCGTTCTTGGCGTTTTGCCTCTGCCTGCTGCAAGGCTTTTGCGTGAAGACGCTCTATTTCAGCGGTTTCTTTTACTAATCTATCGCGCTCTTCTTTTATCTCAACCCACAAGTCTGGCATGCCCAGTTCATAGCGAACCATATGCTCCAAGTCTTTGTAATACTGCCTGACTTGCCTAACGTGCATCACGTTATCAATTGCCTGCTGGGTGACGTTTTTAACTTTACCCTGCTTGGCTAACTCTTTTGTCTCCTCAGTCTTTTTCTTATGTTCTTCTTCTATCTGGTCTTGACCATGGAAGAACTTTGATAAAAGACCACCTACCTCGTTTGCTATATTAGCAACCTCACCGCCAGTCTGTTTGACATCCTTATAAACGTCAACCGCTGTTTTAATACCCTCGTACGCTAACTTACAGGCTGCAAAGGTAAGTGTGATAGGTTCCACATTATTTCTTCAGGTTTAACAAATCGTTCATCTTGGTGCTCAGTATCTTCCCACCAAACAAACTGATCCTTAACTAAATATGAACGGTCCTTCAGCAGATTAATGTTCTCAGGGTGGCCAAATATCTTTGGATCAGACGGCCCCCACAACACGATGCCTTTTTTGCCTAAGTCCCAGCCAAAGTGCTGCATAAAACTATCGCATGAGATCCATGTCCTACATTCGCGAACAACGGCGGCCAACTCGTCCATTGACAGATTTTTTCTAAAATCGTCAACAAGCTGTTCTTCACCCGTCACACCAACCTGGACAATCGGCTCATCAATTAACGCAATTAACTCTTTCCAGTACGGATAGTTCTTTGCGTTTCGTTTGCCGTTTCTTAACTTCTGGGCGTATGGTGCAATAACTATCATAGGTACAGCTTCCTAAACGCCTTCTCCAAGCTCTCTGTCCACTTCCACTCGGCCATCTTTCTGTAGATATTCCACTGCTCGATGTTGCCAAAGTAACTTACCGCATCTTTAATTGCCATACCAGGAACAATGTCCGGGTAACATGTAAACACAATTGGGTCTTTGATTAATGGGAGCACATGTTTAAAAACAATATGATCACCCCGCCCACAATTGAGAACCACAATAGTTTTGTCGCGGCACCGGACGAAATTCTCAAATATTTCTTCATCGTGTCTGTATAGATCCAAGTTAGTTTCACTACGAATTCCGCCCTGCGGATTCTTCATGTGCCAGGTTACCGCGTTTGGCACAGCCAAAATCTGGTAACCCTTTTGCTGCAGCCCCCAAGTAAATAACGTCTCTTCTCGGTGCGCTACCCGCGTTAATCCTAAGTTGTAGTCATACACGCCCGCGCGGTACAAAAACGAACAGTGGAGGTGCTCAACCCGCTTTACCGTGTTAATCATGCTCCACTGTATGTTAGGCTCTTTGTTTATATCCTCAATCTTGCCCGTTACCTTTGAGGTGTCAGGGAAGTTTGGTGGGGTCAAAATGGCCCCTCCAACCGCGCCTAATTTGTTATTGGTTCTTGTATATGAATACAAAATTTCAAGAACATTCGCCTCTGGCACAGCATCATCATCCACACGCCACACCCAGTCATAGCCCGCGGTGTTGGCCTGCTGGTGGATGTAGTGCTGACCCTTTTTCTCAGCGATACACCACTCCCACGCTATGCCCTTAAAGTCCAGCATTTGAAAGAAATAGTCATAAACCAGCTCTGTGCGCATGTCCTGGAACTCGTCGTTGTCATCAAATATGATCAACTTGTCCGGGGACTTAGTTTGGTTAATGATCGCGTTGAGTACCAACGGCAACGTCGTGTGGTAACGACCTCGGGTTGCCACCGAGCATAAAACCTTACTCATTGTCGCACCAACAGATCATTAGGTTTGCAGGATTGTGACGAGTTTGTCCTCCAAGTTTGTCTGAAATGTTGCCATCAAAATCGATGTAGGCAAAATTAAAGCCGGGGAAATCTTTCTCTGTCAATCCATGCAGCCTGTGGTGCTCGCCCCAAAATCCTTTGGGTTCGTTATACGGCACCGTGATCATTAATCGCTTGCAGTGCTTCTTTAACTTCTCAACGACCTCCAGGCCGTTATCAAGGTGCTCAATCACCTCAAACGCAATAATGGTGTTGTAGCGTCCCAGCTCAAACGTATTAATGTCTGCGTGGTAGAACGACGCGTTATCATCGTCCCAGTGCTGGTCCTTCGCAATCTCAATAATCTGCGAGTCATAGTCCAGACCCATGTACGTCGTCCCCTTTGGCAAGAACTGGTAACCATAACCCGTGGAGCATCCAATCTCCAACACTTGCCCACCAACCAAATTCTTAGCTGCCCATTCATAGCGCTGTTTCTCGCGGGGAAACAATTGTTCTCCTTTTAAGAACACCGCCCGCTCGTAGTTGTTAGATAACAAAAACCGATAGTGCTCTGGGTTGTGCTTCTTGGCCAGCTTTAACTCATTCTCTTTAAAGAAATGTTCCCAGCCTTTTACCAGGGTTTTATCATGCACAGTGCCTTCGGCCACGTGGTAGATTGGGAAATCGCCTAAATAACCCACGTCAACGAGTTTAAACCCCTCTTCCTGGGCCCGAAAACAAAAATCAATATCCTCGCAGCCACCGACCTCAAACTGCTCGTCTAGCAGCCCAATTTGGTTAAGCACTCTTTTTTGGATCATTACGCAAAAGAATACGCCAAATTTGCTCCGTATGATCTCTGAGTAGTTTGTTAGCACCGCCGAAATGTCACCAACATCCAAGCGCTCCAGCCACATATTTTTAGGCTGATCTAACAAAATAGTGTCGTTATTTAACAACACTATTTTGTCCGTGGAGGTGGCTTTAATACCATTGTTTACAGCTTTGGCAAAACCCAGGGGTTCATCATACCAAAGCCAGCCTATGTTGAACCCCGTTGACTTCAAATACTCTAGGTAATAGATGGTATTATCAGTGCACCCGTTTGCCACAATCATCAACTCGACATCTTTCATGTCGGTGTATTTGATGATAGAATCAATACAAGGTTTTAAATATTTGTCGCAGTTGTTAAACGTTGGTATTACAATGCTATATTTCAAGTTGCGCTCCTAAAATTAAGAGCTTCTATTATACCACTTTTGCTTTGAGTTCCGCTATCTCTGCGGGGTGTGGCGTGTTGCCTTCTTCCAGCCACTTTAAATAGGCTTGGTAATCTGTGTTGGCGGGGTCAAATGGGATAAAAGCGTTGTCTGACAGTCTTTGAACAGAACCACCTAAAGATGTTAATTTATACATTTATAGCTCCGCACTTAAGGAAATAAAGTTTCCATTACCATAACTTGCACTGTTGTTCCTTGAAAATACTGGCGCTAGTGCAGTTAGCCCAGTAAAACCACCGACCTGTGTCCAATATCCATATGCAGATGTGGAAAAATTAGATAATGTAGGTGAAGCAACTTGATAGTCGCCACCATTTTCTCTAAATGATGCTTGAACTCCATTGGCTGTACCAGAAGGAGCCGCTCTCATTGGTACTTGATACATTTGTCCTCCTGCTATAGTAGTCGTAGAACCAGATTCAACTGCACCAGTAAACGCAAAACCAGAAAATTGAAAATATCGCATACAAAGTTGTAACTCAGTACCATAAGGTCTGTAATCAAACGATGTTGCGGTACTGCCTTTTTCTAGTTGTACGCCTGTGACTTGAAGAGTCGCATTTAAAGTGCTTCCAATATTGACAGCGCCAGAAGTTTTAAGTGAACCACTAGATGACCATGTATTTGCTGTTGCATACGATGTGTTGCCTGTGCTTCCAACAGTTACTGTATACAAAGCAAGATATGCGGCATTTGATGCGCCACTAAACGCACCACCAGTTGTTGGGCCAGTAATGGTTATTGATTTTTGTTCCCATGTGTTTGCATTATTTACAGTAAATGTAGAAACATAAAAAAGAGTTGTAGGCCCATAAAATAAAAGACTAGTATTGTATGTTCCAGTTACGCTTGCTTTTACCCAAAAAGAAACTGTTATCGTAGCCGCAGTAGAAGTCCCCCACATTAAATCCGAACAATTTGATGCTTCAATTTTTTGGACTGGAAATACACCTGTATCATTTGCAGTAGTTGCAGTTGAAACTGTTGCTTTAAAACTATTACTAAATCCATTAGGCGCATCAGTAACTTGTTGACAAGTAAGTACAGCACCAGACAAACCAAAAGTCACCATTCTGTCTACGCCATACACAGCCGCATTTGAATTGGTAAAACTAGCCCCCGCATTACGCTGGTCAATCACCATCGCACCATTGATGATGCGGTTCTTAAAGCCGTAGTAACTGTTGTACTGCTGGCTGCTATCTGGAAATGTTATGCCATTTGTTCCGTCAATGATTACGCTCATTTTGCCT